TGCAACTTTCGTAGTAAGTGTTCCTCCTATTGCACAAACTGAAACTGTATAATAAATAAAAAACTATGTACGAATTAAAGACTGACAACAACACAATCCACCTAAAGTGGGGAACTTGGGCTATGAAAAGGTTTTGCGAATTAGAGAATAAGAATCTAATGCAGCTAATCGAGGTTTTATCAGGAGGCATTTATGACTTAGATACAATCGTTCATATTGTTCAAGCCGCAGCAGAAAGTGGATGCAAAAGCCTTAAAAAGCCTATTGATTTCACGGAGTTTGAAGTGTGCGAATGGATAGATCAAGTTGGTGGGTTATCGGCAAAAGATGGACAATTGGTTGAGTTTATGAGATATATGCAAGACTCAATGACTCCAGATTTGAAGCCAGAGAAAGGCACGGATGAAAAAAAAAATTAGGGTTTTATAGTTGGGACTCAATAATTATTCTCGCTATTGAAGTTGGCTTAACGATTAACGAGTTTTGGCAATTGACGTGGCGAGAATTTTTGTTATATAAAAAGGCTTATGATAATAAACAGGTAAAGGAATGGGAACGTACAAGGATGATTAGTTATTTGATTTATAAGGCAAATACAACCGATAAAAGTCCAAAAAGTATTAAATCATTCTTTCCTTTACCAAGTGATGAAATTGAAGAAGATAAGCCAAAATTGACTCAAGAGCAATTGGCAAGAACATTAAAGTTGTATGGAGTAAAATAATAAAATGGCACAAGAAACGTTAAAAATTACGATAACCGCAGACAATAAACAAGCGGTTCAAAATATACAAGAAACAGTTACCGCAACAACAAAGTTAGGTACTGCGTTTAAAACGTTGCCAAGTACAAGCAATCAAGCTACAAATGCTTTAACAAATTTATCAAGGGTTGCGCAAGATGCTCCTTATGGATTTATTGGTATTGCAAACAACTTAAATCCTTTATTAGAATCATTCCAAAGATTAAGTAAAGATGCTGGAGGCGCAGGAGGTGCTTTAAAAGCAATGGCAAGTGGTTTAATGGGTCCAGCAGGTATTGGTTTAGCATTAGGTGCAGTTTCATCTATTTTAGTCGCATTTGGTCCTAAAATAGCCGATTTTATAAATGGTACAAATGAAGCTACAAAAGCAGAAGATAAATTTGCACAAAGTTTAAGTGATGCAAGAGCGGAAGCAAGTGAAACAGGAATAAGATTACAAGCATATTTGACAATTACGCAAAATGCAAGTGTAAGTGATGAAAGAAGGGCGGAGGCATTAAGAGCAGTTAAAAACGAATTAGGTAAAGTAAATAGTGCTTATGCTTCAACAATTACAAATGTTGACCAAGCAAGAGCAGCGGTTGATCTATATACACAAGCATTGGTTGCTCAAGCTATAACATCAAGATATATTGATGAAATTGCTAACAAAACAATTGCTTTAGCAGATGCAAATAAAAAGATAGTTCAAACAGGTAGAGAGTATTACAAGACGTTAGAGATGACAACTAAAATGTCTAATGGATATTCCGACGCTTCAATTGTTCAAGCTGGTTCAATAACTAATACTATAACTTTAGCTTTAGATAATCCATTCTTTCAATTAGATAAAGGTGCAAAGCAATTAGCTACATCTACAAAACAAGTAGCTGATAATATTCAAAGAATAGGAGGAGAGGCACGAGGAATAACTCAAGAAATGACTGCTCCAATATTAATGGAAAGAGGAGCAGCACCAACAATAACAAATCCAACAGGAAATGCACCTTTAGGTGGCAGAACAAGTGGATATGATGCGATTCAATTAACAAGTCAAATAAACGAGCAAACTAAAGCCCAAGAATTATTTAACTTTCAATTACAACAAACACAAGCCATCACTAATTTACTTGCACCTGCATTTGATAGTGTAGTTCAAGCAATGGTAATGGGTGAAGATATTGGTAAGGCTTTAGAAGCAGCATTTAAGCAAATTGTTATTCAATTGATTTCAATGGTAGCTCAAGCGTTATTATTCAAAGCTATTATGGCAGCAATTACAGGTGGAACAAGTGAAATAGGCGGAGCTTTAGGTGGTGGAATGGGAATGAGTGGTAGTAATTTTATAGGGGAGTTCTTATTAAAAGGTTCGGATTTGGTTTTAGCAACTCAAAGAGCAAACAACAACTTAAATATTAGACGAGGCAATTAATGGCATATACTAATAAATACAAAATAACAATGTCTACCAAAAGTGGTAGCATATCAACACTTTATTTACAAGAGGATAATTATGTAGGTGATGAAATAGAATATCCAGCCGTTAGTTTACAAATTCAATATATACCAAGAAGCGATGATATTTTTGAGCCAATTTATGTTAGTCAGTTAAATGTTATTATAGATGTTACTGATGACTTAAATAATATGCCTGATTTCACTACTTTAAATGATAGGAAGTATTTATGTAAATTATATTACGATAGTACTTTAGAATGGCAAGGATGGGCATTAAGTGATTATGTTCAATTTTCATATACAACAGGTAGAAAAGAATTATCTTTTAATGCTATTGATGGATTAGGTATGCTTGAAAGAATACCATATCAATTGCCTGTTGATTATTCATTAGTTGATAGAATTACTTGTTTAGCTTTTTTACAAAATTCATTAAGCAATATAGGATTTGGTTTAAATTTAATAAGTGGCATAAGTTTATATGCAACATCTATGTTAAATAGATCAGTAAACACTTTTAACGAGCCTTTGATACAATCTTATCAAAATTATGCTTCTATAATAAATAATAATCAAGAGGCAAATAATTGTTTAAGAGTAATAAGTGATATTGTAAAAGGTTTTGGTTGTCGTTTATTTCAATCACAAGGAAAATGGTATATTGTGCCTTTAACTCAATTTGCACAATCAAGTTATTACTTTACTGAATATAACACAAGTGGAACAGTTGTTACAAGTGGAACAAAGTCATTAACTGGACAAATACAAGGATATACAGGAAATACAAGTAATTTATTTTATGTTGAAAATAGTCAATTTAAAATATTAAGAAAAGGGTATAATAAAATAAGATTAGAAAAAGAAATTGAATACCCAAATAATTACATAACTAACTGGGATTTAAAGAATTATACAGTAGTTAGCCCAACAAATAGTAATGCTTTTGGATGGGTTGAAAGAAGGGAAACAGGTGGTATTATATTTATCAAAAGTTATCCAGAGAAAGAGTACAATTCATTTATTCTTAATAACACAGTTTCAGCTGCTCCATTTGATTTAGGAGTAAGCCCAATAAGTTTACCTAAACTTGGTATAAATGAAACGGCAAAATTAAGTTTTGATATAAGTGGTATTGGAGTTCCTGCAAGTGGTCCAGATGGATTATTTATTTTAAAGGTAACATTAGTAACTCCATCTTTTACATACTACATAAATGACCAAAAGGAATGGGCAAATATTGGAAATAATTATTATTATTATCCTTTTGATGCTGCTAATGCAAAAGCTAATTTTACATTAGAAACTCCACCAGCACCAGATAATGGTGTATTTGCATTTGAATTAGTTTTAGCTGATAATAGTTCTCCTTATTGGAAATCTACTGTTGCTGGAGTTGAGGTACAAAAATTCAACCTTCAAATTATACCTTCATTTATTGGATTTAGAACTGAAAGTTTTGTAAATGATACAGAAGAATATGTTTTAGACATAGATTTGCCATTAGGTTTTAATCCTAACGTTGATGGCAATTATTCTTATAGAGGTTTTATAAGTAATTCAGTTGGAGAAAATTTAATTGGTTGGTACAGATTTGAATATCCTTTAGATATATATCGAAGTTTAAGTGAATTAGTAGTCAAACAATATTCAAATTGTTTACATACTAATGTAATAAATATTGATAGTTCATTTATGGGTATGAATACAACAAACGGAAGATTAAGCGGTGCTATGCGTTTAACTTCTGCTGATACAGACCCAGCACAAATAAATGTTAGTAATAAAAAATACATTTTAGGTAATTCAACTATCGACTTACAAAATGATATTATACAAGCTACTTTATTGAATATAAACAATGAAAATGTTGAAACAACTTTAAGAACTGTTTATTCTAATAATAACCTTTCAAATGTAGTATCTGGTTATGGACATTTAAGGTCAACAGCTTATACAACTAAAGAAGCAGCTTATGCAGCACCTTTGACAAGTAATTTAGTTTATTTAGAAGATATTGGAGTTCCAAGTGTAGGAGATGTTTATTACACAAATGAACTTTTAATAACTCCTTTTAATGGTGCAAACTTATGGTGGAAAGTAATGACAACAGATATATCGTTTAAAGCGTTTAAAATAAGCGGAGCAGGAGAAATATTGGAAGCATTCGGATAATTGATTAAATTTGTAATATGGCAGCAGTAATAGGAAATAATGTAATGCTTTATTGGCATAGAACAGATGTTGACCCAGAGGTCGATGTTGCTTTTGCGTGTAGTACAACTTGTACTTTTGAAGTAAGCGTAGATCAAAAAGAAGTAACAAGCCAAACAAGTGCTTGGTTTAGAGAATATAAAAACGATGTGGCTACTTGGACAGTTACTTGTGATGGGTTAATTACTTTGAGTGGTTTTTCATATTTGTTTATGCTTGAAAAGCAGTTAGCAAGAACACCAATAGAAATCAAGTTTGTAGTGGATAACGGAGTTGATGGTTTGACTATCATAAACGGAACTTGTAATATATCAAGTTTATCAATAAACGCACCACAAAAGGATGTGGCTACTTACAATATTAGCCTACAAGGTACAGGTGCATACAATACAACAGGAACGGAGGTTGACCCAAGCGGTGTGATTATAGTAGGTTCAAATCCTGTTAAGACAAAAGGTTACACGGCAAGTGGTGGCGAAACATCAATTACTTTTGCGGACACAATCGGTTATGCTTGTTTGTACGTTTCAAGAGGTGGTGTGGATGCACAAAA